ATCTTCGTACGTATAGTTGCTGCCGATGTGTATCGTAGTTGTGCTGTCATACTTCTCCAGAATCTTGCTAGTCTGTCAGTTTGGTAGTAACCTAACTCACTACCATGTTGTGCCTCAAACTCTTTCTTATACTCCTCGTTGATTTCCAACAACACAAGATTGTTTGTTTCCAACCAATCACGTAGTTGGTCTTTCAACAATGTCTCTCTGAATTTTCTATCTATTGAATTCTTTAATGATTCAACACCTGTCATTATACGTTCAACCTCTTGGTCATCACATATCTTGACAACACATTCAGAACCAACCAGTAGTCGTTCACCTAACTCATTGTTGATGAAGTACTGGTATTTCAAATGCTTGTGACCACAACACTCACAGTCTTTACTAGACTTTCTATCTAACTTCATGTTCTCTAACAACCATGTACCTGATAGTCTTACACCAGCTACTCGTGTTGCATATGGTTTCACTATTCTTTCTCCACCTACATTCATAGAGTGAACCTCTCCTTGTTGTAGTTTCAATGTTTTAAACAGATCACGATAATAATTATTCATGTCTATCTTCTCTTCATTGTATCTATTACTTGTTGTCTGAATTTCTTCAACACTATACCTTCAGCTTGTTGTGCGTTTTTGACATATACTATGTTCTTCTTGAATACTTCTGTCAATTGTCTTCGTCCTAGACCAGAAGTTGATATACCTAATGCAAATGAGTTCTTGCATAATCTATTCAGTTTGGTAAACTCTTTTCTTGCCATTCTCACTAGGATTTTATCATCTATTGCAGCCCTACTAACAGGGTCAAAGTATTGTGGATGTCCATCAGTTAACATGATGAATAGTTTCTTACCATTACCACTGTTTGTTATCTCTTGTCTTGCATATCTTAGTGCTTCATGTGTTGGTGTGTATACGTAGTGACTGTCTATACCAATATGTCTACACTCGGATAGTTTTCTGATAGGTGTTATACATACATCTCCATCTCTACCTGCTGACCATACATTTGCTATCAATTGTACGTGTGGTAATCCTTCTATTGATTTGAACATTGTTGCAATCATTCTTCTACAGATATTTATACGGTCATCATATCTCATAGAACCTGAACCATCTATAGATACTATTACTTTGAGACCACGTTGAGGTTCTTCACCTATCATAAACTCACCATAACCTCGTTGTTTTCTTGCTATGTATGATTCAGTATCTACTTCCATGCCATTCTCTGTTACTTTTGTAACTCTACTTGCAACAATCTTGTCGAATGTTTTCTTTAGATATCTTGTAGCTGTTGCATTAAGGTCGGTTATCTCACCCACTTCTCTGTTCTGGTAATTACTATCTACTAGGATATGTGCTGGTTTCTCTGGTTCTTCTAGTTCTTGTAGTTTTGATAGTATGTTGCTTATCTCTCTACGTGCTGTTGCCTTGCTCTTCTCATTAGTTAGTCCACCAGCTTTTAGTTTTTCCATTACCTCTTCCAGTTCTGCTTTATTCTCATGTGAACAAGCCTCATGATTACCAGTTGGATTCTTAGCAAATTCACTATTACCTTTCTCAATCATAGTGTTAGCTGAACCATTTAGTTCTGATCTTATTCTTTCTCTTGCACTTCCATGTTCTGTTTCTTTCCTCTCTAATTCTTCCACTCTTTTTCTTTTGGTCTCCCATTCTTTATTGGTGGTAGACATTTCTCTCTTCATCTTGTTCACACTTCTAGTTAGTTGTTGCTCACGTTTCTTTGCCTGTTCCATTTGTTTCTTGTCCATACCTTGAAGTTTCTCTATTGCTTTGAACTTATTAATCCTTGACTCCACCTCTACGACTGCTTTGTCTGGTGCTTGTTTTATCTCTTGTTTTAGTTTTTGCAATTCCTCTTGTTCGTTCTTTCCAAATCCACCATTGGCTATTGCATTATAGTTGTCCATTACTTTCTTCATGTTTTCTTTCAGTTGTTTTTCAATCCACTCGTCAATGTCTTTACGTAGTTTGTGAACCTCAATGATTGCTCCAAACTTATCTGTGTATTCTACATTCTTTATTGCATCATGGTACACATGTTCTACGTCAAACATTGATGGATGAGTGAATCTAACTGCAAGTAGTTTATCAACTGGTGATTCAAATGTTTGACAAGTAGAGGCAAGGTTCTGCCTTAACTCTTTAAACATTCCCTTAGTTGACAACCATACTCTGCTAGTTAATGATTCAATCCTCTGGTCTTCTAACACATTAAAGACTGTCATGTATGTACTACGTGCAAATCCTTTATGTGATTCAAGTAATCTATTGAACCTCTCGAATAGTATTGGGTCAGGCAAAATCTCTCTACCTTTCTTGTCCTTGAATACTATCTGTTCTTTACCATCAACGACAGCTAACATACCTAACTCTTTCCATCTCTTTACTACGTAACTATTACCATAGTCTCTACAGATTGTCATACCATTAGATACAAAACTCTCCCACAATGCATGTCCTTGCTCGTGGTAGTAAGCTGATTTCATATCAACTTCTTTAAGAGGTGGGTCAGTTAGATTGATAACGTATTCAATCTTAGCCTTCTCAGTTGCAAACTCTCCTTGACCATTGTTATGTATAGAATTTGGTTCTCTAGTATATGTGATTGCTATCTTCTTACCAGTTATCTTCTCAACAATATGTTTTCTCTTCTCGTAGTAATCTTTGTCTGTGAAGTATTCAGAAAAAGGAACGAAGAAGGGATTAGGTGTTGCCTCCTCCCATTCTCCTTTAGATATATTGTATATCCATTTCATTTCTTAGTACCTCCTAGTTCTCTGACCAATCAAACGTGTCGTTGATTGATTGTTGTATGAGTTCACGTTCTGTTGAATCACTGTACCTGATTAGTACTGTCTTATCTAATGTCTTACGCAACACAGTTAATGCATCTGCATTTTGTTTTGGGTCATTAAATATACGGTACACTTCACAGAAGTCTTTGAGGTCTCTCACTGTCAAGACATACTCTACGTCACCCTTGGTTCTATAGTTGTATGTGTCTGTTGCTAGTTGCGTGATTCCTTGTTTAGCATCGTCTGGTACTCCAGTCCAATCAACAATCTGTTCTAGATGTTCTTGTGATGGGTAATCCCAGATGTCTCCAACAAATCTACTTCTCAAATCCTCGTTCAATTCTTGGACACCTGAATAAGTAGATGGGTTTTGTGTTGCCACAACAATTAGTCTTGCATCTCCTACTCTAAACATATGACCATTAGCTGACAAACATCTACGTGCATCAAGTAATGAGTTCAACATCTTCTGTAGTTCTGGTTCTAATGCATTCAACTCATCTAGATATAGTACTGCAACACCATCTCTTAATGCAGATTGAATTGCCTCTATTAAAATACCAGCAACGAAGATTGATATCTCTTTACCATTCTCATCAACACTTAGTTGGTATCTACCTCGTAGGTCTCCCTCTCTTAAACCACTACTACATGAGATTGATATGATATTACATTTACCATAAGTTTCTTTCAATAGAGTAGCTAGTTCATAAGCAAGAGTTGTTTTACCTGTACCTTTTCCAGCCTCGATTAGAATGTTAGGTATCTCTTTGTTCTGTGCAATGTCTAATATATCTTGCAACTCACTCTTGGTCTCAACGTACTCACCTAATCTAACAGGTTCGTATTGGTCAAACGCAATAGGAGCGAAAGGTATCTTAGTAGTTAGTTCTTCGACAGGTTGGTACTTTGCCATTGTTGGTTTGGTTGCCTTCTTTACTACGTTAGGTGATTGTTTCATAAGTTTATCTAGTAAGTCTAGGAACTCATCGTTTCTTACAATCTCTACGTAATTCTTCTTAGTAACAGAGTTTTGTGCAAGGTCTCGTGCCTTGTTAGTTAGTTGTTCTTTAATATCTTCTCGGTTCATTTTACTCACCGAATATAATTAGTTAGGTTATACTATTCAGTAAGCCACCACTCCTCTCGTATCATTTGTATGTGCAATTGTTTTTGCCATGCCCAGAATTATATAGGTTGCCCAATATAAATGTTGGTGTTGTATTAGATATTACATCTAACTCTTATCTACCTTACATTCTTTAATGTATTCTTCGAGTTGTTTGTCGGTCATCTTATGTTTCTTACGTATCTCTACTTCTTCAGGTGTAAGTACAAGCTTTGGCTCTACATATTTCGGCATCTTATCTACCTTCTTTACTGTAGGTTTCTTCTTCACATTAGCATCGAAAGCTATAATGTTTTGGCATTTGTCACAATAAAAGATATTGATACGTAGTGGTGTTGATAACTCAGCTACAACAGTAGTAGTGCCAAGGTATCTAAACTTACTACCACAGAATGAACAGGGCATTGTTAACTACCGTCGTAGTGGTGGGTCTTACAGTATATCATGAAAGCTTCGTACTCTCCACAACGAGGACAGATTGGTGAACCATCCTCTCTAGATTGTGCTGGTCTTTCTGTGTATGTCTCGTGACATTTATAACACTTGTTCATCACTCTTCATCCTCCCATCGTGTCTTTCTTACTAACTCGTCAGTCATTTGTTGAGCAAGTCTCCTCATCTGTGCCTCTTTCGCTGGTGATAGTTTGGGTAGTATCTTATCCATTGCCTCAATGTCTATGAGTTTCTCGATAAAATCTGGGTACTTCAATGCTACCATACCTAAGATGTTCTTCTTCATCATCATTACATTATCTATGTCCATTACGTGTAGTAATTCCTTAACATATTTAATACTAACATTGATTTCTTTGTGCGTCTTAACTAACACATGCTTTAGGAACTGGTCGAACTCTTCCTTATCAGTGTTACCTTGCATTTGCCACAAGTCACGTAGTAAATCTGTGTATGCAAATATCATTCCAGATTCTACGATGTCTTCGACACCTCTGAATTGTTCTGTCATAGTATATCGTGTAGATATTATAGTATATTAACCTAATCTATAGACTACCACCATTCTCCTTTAAGGAACGTGATACATTGTATGCATTCATCCTTTCTGCCTACTACTGTAGCTACAGGGATTAGTACGTTAATCAAAAAAGGAAGGAAGGTGTTTCCACCCTCCAATTCTAACAAGAGATACCCTCCTCGTAGTTAACCCAACCAAACTTGCACCTCTTACAATACCAGTGGTTTGTCTTATCTACTTCGAGCATTTTATCGTACTCTTTATCCTCACGAGTAATGATTCTCTTTACTCCTTTGGTACAGTCACCGAATCCACACCCTATACTATGTGTAGAGATTGACAAATTCTCTACGAGTCTGGATTTAAACTCTTGAATCTCTTCCTTAAGAGATGAGGCAAGAGACCATTTGTTGTTCTCGTCTACTAGATACAAGAAGTCTATCTCTTGAATCTTTTCCATGTCTATCTCTTCCAGTTCAGGAAGACCCATAGATAGTAGTGGGTTTCGTACACGATACTCATTGAATGCTCGTATCTCCTTGTTGATTTTGAGCAACTCTTCCTTACGAGCATAGACTATTTGCTGGGAGTAATCAGATACTAACACTGATTCTAAGAACTTATGTACTCTACTCTCTAGTCTATAAAGACGTAGTAGTCGAGTCTTATTCTTGGTCACAAACTTTATGCTGTGTAAGTCTGGGATTCCCATTAACTTACGAGCTAGTTCTCGTGCCTCCTTCACTTGTCTATACTTCGTAGAACTAGAGACCTCTTTACGTATATCCTCTAGGGTTGAGGTAGGTTCTCCTACAAAGTCACTCTTCACACGTTTCTTGTTTTTCATGTGTTTCCTCCTAGTTTATTCAACTAGTTGAGGCACATTAGTACGTATTAGTGTTGGTTTCACACCCATTCTAGCTAGCTTTCCTATCACTAGTGGGTCACTAATAGTAAACGTTTTAGTGTTTCTATCATATCTTAAGAGTCTGGTTGCCCTTAGTATCGCATAATCAGAGGTGGTCAATCCTCTAACTCTTACGAACCAGTCTCTTTGTGGCATGACTATACTAATAGTACATTTACCACTCTTAGTACCGTCTAGAAGTACCTCAAACATCCCTCTAGCTATAGTACTAACTCTGTAAGACCATTTCGGATTCTTGGTTTTTGCCATGGTGGGTCTATGTGAGGTGGTAATATAAATGTTGGTGTTCTCCTATTAGTTACGGTATACATATCATATAATAATAATAGTAATAGACATAGTAATAGTAGTAGTAGTAGTTATTCGTTAGAGTAATTGGCATAGATTCGAGTGTTTTGATTCGTAGTATACTATCGAAATACGTGACGACGTAGGCGTAATATAAGTCTATCGATTTATCGTAGATACAACTACGGTCGACGTGTATAGTATTAGTTCCTTATACCATCAATATACGAATCGTATAGTAATAGTAATAGCATAACGAACAGTATACGTAGTAGTCTATCGAACGACTATCGAGTAGTATCGAACGATATCGACGACGATCGAATGGTGTAGGTGCCACACGACGTTCTATCGAACGATAGACGAACGTTTATATAGGGTATCGTCGTACTATCGATCGACTACGATCGTTCTACGATCGACGTTTATTTTTTATTTTTTTATTCGTTCGACGATCGATCGACGTGTACAAAAAATTATTTTTTTTACGACGATCGACGTGTACAGATTCACCATTAATACACGACGACGAGTCGATATAGGGATATAACACAATGTCCAATCTGTCGTGCCAGTCATGACAAATCAGACAATACCATGATATATATATGATGAAGATCGATAATCGATTAATGACAGATGTTAAGACAATCGCCAAAAAGTTAGAGAATCTATCAAGCGATGTAGAATCACACGATTCAAACATTATCGCAGATTTGAATAACTTGAAAGGTGAAGTTTTGAACCTTCAGACATCGACCACAAAATCGAAAGGTAAATCGATTAAAGTCGATGCCAAGAATCTTGAGTCCATCGTGGAATTCATGAGAGACGAAGGTATCATTGAGAGAAAACAACTCAATTCAAAACACCCAGAGACCGACGTAATAGACCGAGAGCAATTGGTTGCATTCTTACGAAAAGCAACAAAAGATGATTGGCAATGTTCACGTATCGGTACGATGTTTGTAGCTGAATAAATCGACGACGATTTACGAAACTCAAACAATCTTCTCTTTTTTTTATTTTTTTCAAATTTTAAAACAATTCCACGAAAGTACGGTACTTTACGGTACTCCGCTGGTGCGTAGAGAGAAAATCCTATTTTTAAACATTTATATACATACAAATCGGTGGCAAGGTACAAATTAGAAATTCATCCATTTTGATAGTTTCTCAACTTGTTTCTGTAAGGTCTTTATCTCAACCTTAAAATTTCCAGATATAGTAAAGTGAGGTATTAAACTTTGTAATTGATGAATACGTTTTTTAAATTCTTTAATCTCATTAGCATTTATCTTTTTCATCTTTTATATTATCAGGTGGAGGACAATATAAATTATTCTCACAGTAAGGACATCCAAACATCTGATACATCTCAAAGTCTCTTTTGGACTTTAACCGTTTATTGGCATAACACGTCATTTCAAATCATCCACTATAGGTTCTAATAACCTTACATAAGCCATTATCTTATATTCGGAACAACCACTAGCCTCACTCAACACACGGTATGATATACCAGTATTACCATACTTCTTAGTACCATCTTTTCGTTTCGTCATTTCTGATCCTCAATCCTATCTTCAGTATGGGCTTTGTAAGGGGAGAGACCATTTGAAACCATAGTACCTTGAATACGGAACAGACACCTACCTAACCCTCTCTTAGAGTGATCCTTGATTAACTCATTACAGGCAACACACATAATATTCTCCACGTCCTTATTGGTTATCGCCACGGTAAGTCTCCCCTCTTTTCACCTTTTACCATATTATCGTGCATCTCCTCTATTAACTGTATAATCATAGATTCTATCATCTTCTTCTGTTCATCAGGAAGCCACTTCTCCTTTAGAAGATTGAGAAGGTCACTAATTGGATCTGCTGCCATGTCTCCTTCCTTCTTTAACCTTAACAACCCAATCCCAATTCTCTTCCATAGACCATGGTATTATATTACCATTGGGATAGTCCAAAAGCCTAAAACCTGTGTTAAACATACTTGGTATGCATGACTCACACACATGTAATAGTTGACCATTTTTCATAAGTTGTAATAATCTCACATGAACTTGACTGTCGCACATCTCACACAGTTTCATTTCTCCCTCCCAAACGCATACTTTAAGAATTTGGCTGCACACTTGGTACAGGTATTCTTTCCATTATATTTACAAATGTCAGCCTTTTCAAAGGTTCTCCAACATGTTACGCATTTTATCTCCATTTCTGCATCTCCTCATAATTCATATGTGTTTGCTCCTTATATTCCTTTTCATCTTTGGTTACAAGATAGTCTTTCTTGACATCTGTGTATAGCCATATTAGAATTAGAGCAATTCCTACAGGCAATAAAAACCCTGTTGCCATGAATATTAATCCAAGTAATAATAATCCTGATTTCATCCTAACTTGGTTGGGTGATGTCCAGATATAAACGTATGCATTTTGGCATCTGATGATGATTCAAACATCAGGCTACATTTGTAACATTTGTATTTCCATTTGGTTCCGACAACTTTTTCCACGAAACGTTTACGAAGTCAACGTTTATAAATCTACCTCAACCAAAAAAACTCGTGCCTTCGGCACGACTATTCGTCTTTATCGATTTCGTCACGAAGTTCATGAAGACGGTCTTCGCACAGGAACGTGAGTTTCCAAAAGGTACGTCTATCTGTAAGTGGGATTTCCTCTGGTCGTTTATTACCCCATGCTTTTTCAAACCAACGTAGTAACGCACTAAAGTCTTCTGGTTCTAACTCTACCATATTTTTATACTAAATAGAACGGTTATAAAGTTGCCCTAGCTGGCTCGTTAAACCAGTCCTCCTTTACTACAGGTATGCAAACTCACACTACTAGGGTTAATCTTTATATAAGTAAAGGTAATTTATTTATTATGGCTAAAGATGAAAAAGTTGAACATAAACACGAAGATGGTACCAAACATTCTCATGTAGGTGGAGATAAGGAACATACCCACACAAAGTCGTCTAGTTGTGACTGTGCAAGAATGAATGGTTCGAGAAACCCATTTTGTAAAGTTCATGGTGAAAAACAATACAAAAACTGACAAAATCTGACAAAGTTTATAAGTGAGAGTAATAACACGTTTATATGGGATTTATAGATAAATTTAAGAGTGTATTTAGAAACACTAATAAAAGTTATACAAATACCACATCAAGACCTAGTATAGCACAACCTTACATGAGTACCGATACTGGTGCTAAGTTACCTATATTTCCATTCCCATTAATTATGATTTATGAATTAGCAGATAATATTGATGCCATTAGAATACCTGTAGAAACACTTAACAGAGAAATGTTCAAAAATGGATTTGAAGTTGTTGAACGTTTTAAATACAGATGTGGTGATTGTGGAAAAGAGTTTGAATACAAACCGTTATCAACAGATACCCCAGACGACAGTCATGCCGAAGAGATACTTGCGAAAGAGGAAGGAAAAAAACAATTAATGCAGTGTGATACGTGTGGAAGTAACAAACTTGTAAGACCAGACCCACACAACCGAAAGGTACTACAAAAATTAATCGATAAACCGATTAACGGTAACAACCAAACCATAGAAGACGTTTCTAGACAATTAGAGAGAGATTTAGAGATAGCTGATAATGCATATATGCTTTTATTGAAAAATTACTATATTGACGATAGTACAGGTAAAATTGATCATGATAAGACTGAGATTAAGGAAGTTATTCGTATAGACCCACCACAAGTAGCAATGATAGCTGACAGTGATGGTAGAATTGGTTTTGATGATAAAAGAAATAAAATTTGGGTATGCCCACGTTTTGAACATCGAGATAGAAGATTACAAGAACCATTATGTGATAGATGTGGAGCTGAAGCTATTAAAGCAGTTCTTGAAGTTAACTCTGTATACTCTCTAGGTATTCCACAACCAAAAAGAGTTATTTATGGTGACGGAGAGGTTGTCTGGAAGGCTGGAAAGTATAAACCAGCTCTAATTTACGGTTACTCACCAATTTATTCAATTTGGTCAAAGGCAATGTCCTTATCACACATGGATGAATATGTTAGAAAATACTTTGATAAGATGAGACCACCAAGAGGTATGTTAGTTATTGCATCACGTAATTATGAAACGTTTAGAAAGTCATGGGATGCTTTAGAACAAAAAGCAACCGAAGACCCATACATGATACACCCATTACTTGTAGAACAGGAGAAAGGTGGTAAAAATCTTGCACAGTGGTTAGACTTTACTGGTTCATTAAAAGAATTAGAGTTTATAGCAGTAAGGCAAGAGTTAAGACAGATTATAGGAGCTATTTACGGTGTATTACCACTCTATTATGGTGAAATGCCTTCTGGTTGGTCACAAGAAGGTTTACAAGTTACAATTACAAATAGAGCAGTGAAATGGGGTCAAGATATTTTACTAAAGTCATTCTTTAGAAAATTATCTGAAATATTGGGTGTTGAGGATTGGGATATTAAACTTAAACAAGGAGAAGAGACAGATGAGTTAATGCAGTTACAAATTGAAGGTACGGAGATTGAAAATATGATGGCATTACAAGGAATGGGCTTTGAAGTATCAAGAACACACACAGGAGACTTTAAAGTTAGTAAAGACCCTGTATTACCATTGAAAGATATGTTATTGGGTGATGTTATGGCTAAAACAGGTAGAGGAAGAGGAACTGCAGCACCAGTAGAGGAAAGACAATCTATGCAAGGAGAACCAAAGAATAGAAGACCATCAGACATTGGTGGAATTGCACAAGGTTCACCATCAAGTGGTAAAGGCACAAGTATGAGTAAAAAGAGTTATCCTGATGGAATTACACCAGCCAACTTTGAAGTAGTAAAGAAAACATTACAACACGCAGTTGACTTTGGATGGAAGAAAACAAAAACCGTTGACAAGTTAAGAAAGGCTGGTATGACTGTAAGAGAGGCAAGAGATTTAGTTAAACAGGAGTTTGAGCAAGTAAGGAGGTGGGAAGATGGCAAAGAAAATTAAGAAAGATACTGTAGACACTGCTGGTAAAATTAGATTAGAATCAATTGCAGATGAAGTAGTAGATTCAATTAAAAAAAATAAACGTGTAGTTGTAGAGGATAAAGTTGAACCAAAAACAATAACCAATGTTTATAATCCTAACTTTAGTACTATTGATGATACAATAGAAGAGATAAAGAAGGAATCGAGAAAACAGGGTGTAAACCACTATTCTTGTAACAATATATACATTATACTACAGGATGCTTTGAAGAAAGTAAAATTGGCAGGTAAGTAATGGCAACTTCATTAAATAACAACTCTGGAGACAATGATTTTACCAAAAAACTCTGGAAAAATCATCAAGCCGATGAATATACCCATGTAGACCATTATAAAGAGGCTATATGTATAAACTGTTTCAAAAGGGATGTTGCTGCAGCCACGATAGCTACAATATGTGGTGATTGTGCTGGTAAGCGAGGAAGAGAACCATTATTGGCAAAAATGTCTGATAAAATGTATGGATTATGTTATTTCTGTGGAGAACATAAATTTCACATTGAGGAGATTAATGCAAGGTTCTGTAGGAGTTGTCATAGAAAAATAGCAAATGTCACTAAAGCATATAATAAGAAAGGTGGTATGTTTGGTGCTGACCCATTCTGGATTAAAATGAAAAAGAAATTAGGAAAAGATTGGTCTGTTTTAATGAACGACGGTTCACAGAATAAAAGATAGTTATTTTTTCTCTTTTAGAATAAAATTTACTCTATTTGCGTGTAAGTCAAAGAATTTGAAAGCCCATTCAATTGTTTGTTTTTTATTTGGAATATCACCATAATATCTCCCTACTGGTACTATTAACATTGGTTTACCTATTTTTTTAGGATAAAATTGTAATTGATTCTTTTTAGGGTCAAATTGAACTTTATCATATAACACAAGAATATGTTCGTCAGTTATGTAGTTTAAAATATTAGAATCTTGATAACAAGCTATAGAACGTGAAACATCAGGGTTTTTGAACAACGTTTCATTTTTTAATGATATTAATAATTTTTCTTCTTTTGGTTTGATATACATATCTGATACAAGTATGCATGATTCATTAACTTCTCTTTTCTCTTCAACCTTATCTTTATACCATTTTGCAAACTCATCTAAGTTTTCATAAACGTAAAAAGCTATTCCCATTATAATGGGAACTTAATCCTTATTAATAAGCGTTTGCATTTCATTTCATGAGTGAAAATGACAATTGTGACGAATGTAAAAGTAAAACGTATGGGTATTATGACCCAAACAATCCCTATATAACATTTTATATTTGTTATGTGTGTGGAAGATTTATTGGTGGTTCTTCATCTGTTAGTGATGAATTCGTTGAAATTATGGTAAGAGATCCGAATATAATTTTACAAATGATAGCAGACAAACGTTTGAAACCATTAATAGCTGAATAATTTAAATACATCCATTTCTACGTATTTATATGATTGAAATGCTTGATAGTCTATTTACAGAAATAGTACTAGCATTAATCCTAGGAATAGGAGGTACATTACTTGCATTTTTCAGAAAACTGAGTAATACCCAAAGTGATCTCTGTAAAAAAGTGGAGCAGTTACAGAGAGCCATGATTATTTTAGCAACTGCTCTAGATAGACAAACTAATAGAATTCATGACAAAGCTGACTCAAACATGGAAGATTTAGTCAGTAAGCTTATAAAAGATTGACACAAAGTTTATAAGAGTATTTGAAATCAAATTTTCATGGTAGATCCAGTATTAATAACTGTTGGCGCAGCAGTCGTTGGTGCAGGGTTAAACACACTAAGAGGTTACCTACATAGAGAAGATGAATCTTACTCGGCAAGGAAACTCGCAGGTGCTTTAATCATCTCTACATTTGCAGCAGTCGCAATAGCACAAACTATTGCAGTTGAAGGCATTGGAGAGGTTGGTTTAGCCTTAATAGGTTTGACCACTGGTTTCGCAGCAGACTTCGCTGTTTCCAAAGCAAAAAAAGAGTAAGAGGTATATTTTGGGCGAATAACCCACCCCTTTCCCCTTTTTCATGAATATTTATATATTAATAGGTAGACACTCATTCATGGATGAAGAATCAATATTACAGTTCTCCCAACTTATTACTAAGAGCTTGGAACCAGTTGACTCAGATCAACGGTTCTTTGAGGGCTATTTAACAGTCCAAGTCAAGGATAAGCAGGGAGAAGTTACAATTGTCGACGAATTATACAAAGTTTTACCTGTTTGGATGGCTAGAGGAGCACCAATCAGTGATACACACTCCAATAGGATAGTAGGTAAAGGTATCAACTTTGCAAAAGCTAATTACGAGAGTCCAGATGGTGATATATACCCAGCAATAAAAATCACTGGAATGATTCATAAGGACTATGAATTGGATAATGAGATATGGAGTAAAATTAAAACTGGTGAATATAAGGGATTATCATTTGGTGGAGCAACCAAAGCTGACAGAGAACCAATGAGAATGAAAGACGGTTCAATAGCATATGCATTATCAAAGTTAGAACATTATGAGGTAGCTGTTTGTAAGGAACCAGCAGTGCCACTAGCAGTTATCACAGACTACAACCAAGTTGCAAAAAGTTTTACAAACTCTGAGAAGAGAGATGACAAACTTGTTATTAGATGTAACAGTGTAGGTTGTTTTATAGAAAAGAATAACGGTTCAAATGGACAGGAAAAAGGAGTAAGTAGAGATGAAGAATCTATTAGTCATAGAAACCAAGATGAATCACTTGCAGCAAACAACCCTACTGCCGATGAAGAACAAGCAGAAGGTGTAGAGAAAGGAGAAAACATTACAAAGCCTATACCAGACGGTAAAGGTGGAAGTGGTAGTTTCCAACAATGTGTTAATAATAACAAAGATAAAGATAATCCAGAAGGATGGTGTGGAGCTATTCAACAAAAATTAGAAAAATCAGATGCACAAAAATACATAAATACAGTTGATATGTTCTTATCAAAAGAAGAGCAAAATATGATATGTCCAACTTGTAATAAACCTTTATCAGAACATGGTATTACAAAAGATTCACCATATGGAACTGATACATCAACTAACTTTTCACAAATGCCTGACAGTCCAAGAGTTTCAACTGAGAAGGAAGAGGTTGAAAAGAAAAATAAAAAAACAATTCAACAAGTAGAAAGTCAGTTAATTATTGACGGTAAGCATAAACCACAGAATATACATCATGGACAGAAGAAAGAGACCAGAATGTCTGATTTATATGAATCTGAAGCTAATGCAATCAAGTCTTCAGACAAATTGAAATCACAGTTTATTGCAGATGAAATAAAAACGATGCTAAGTAAAAAAAAAACTCGTCCAGAAACCCCAAATAAAGAAAACAAATATCAAACACATATAGACAAACCTATTCACTTTAACGCCTTAAAAGAAATAATAGAAGATAAAAAAAGAAAAAAGGAAGAAGAGGCGAAAAAGGGTAGACATGGTGCAGAATTTTATCTTCCTAAAAGAGGACATAAAGTAGAAGAACCAGAAGAAGATAAACCTAAAAAAGAAAAGAAGAAGACTAACGCATTAGGTAAATTATTATCACAGATGGGTAAAAGAAAAAGAGGTAAAAAAGATGTTTTATATGATGAAGAGAAGAAAGCAATTATAGATAATGCATTAAAATTTGTTAGAAAACCATCATCGCATTCACCTGTAGGAGCTGAAGGAAGAGCATCCGATGAAGGTAAAACACTTAAAGAAGTTCAAGCAGAAAGAGCTAAAAAAAGATTGAAAAATCCAAGATCTTATCAGTCTGAGAAAAGGATATTACCAACAGAAGCTGATTTAGATAAATTAATAGCCCAAATAAATGCAAGGAATAAAAAACCAAAACCAAAATTCGATGCATTGGAACTTTCATCAGTATTAAGTGGAAAGAAAGGAAAAAAGAAAATCAAATCTCTGGATGATATAATCAAGAGAAAAAGAAGTAGTCCATTCCAGAAGAACCCAACTAAACCTAAACCAAGGGGGGAAGGTTATTCAGCTAATAGTGCTATATTAGCAGAAAGTAAGTTACCTGATGGTATGACTCTAGCAGAATTTCAAACTGCAAGAAAACTAAGTAGACAGAAAGACCCTTGGCAGAAAAGAATGGGTACTCTTTCAAGGAGAGAGGCAAAAAAACTACCTGACGAAGACGCTTTGGATAAAATAATAGCAGATAAAAAAAGAAAAAAATTAGAACATAAAACATCATCATTGGGAGATATTAAAGATAAATTAAGCAGGATTAAAAGAAAAATAGAAGAACAATATTCAAAAGACCATCCATATGAAAAAACAGACAAAGCGAGACCACAGAGTACAGGAGATAAGATAATAGATGAAATGCCAAAAACATTAGAAAGACTTCTTTTAGAACCATTAGGTATTAAACAAGAAACAACAGGAAAAAAGAAAAATAGAGACCATTCAAACTCACAGGGAGATGCACATAGGATGTATACTCAAGAGGCTAGTCAAGATACATGGATAGGAAGTGGATTACCTCAACCAAAGAAAACCGAATCTGATGAGGATGACGAGGAGTTTGGAGTACCTATAGAACAAGGTTTACCACATAATGGAGATGCAAGACAGAAGGGAGAAGAAGGTACAGGGTCAATTGGAGGTTTAATTCGACATAACGTAGGTGATGGTTCAACTTTCGCACAAGGAAGTGGTAATTCTGCTCAAATAACCAACAATAAATTAAATAATCAGATGCGTGGAAACAAATATATGCCTAGATCAGTTAAAAGAAAACCAAAAACTAATTAGGGTATATAAACGAAATACTTATAAACACACATTATAAATCTTTATTAATAACATGGCTGAAAACGAAAAAGATTCAAAAGTAGATGCTTCTGAAGACAAAAAAGTCGAAGAAGCAGACACCAAAGACTCTAAACACGAAGAAAAGGAGAAATCCTACTTCGAGGAAACCGTCAAGTCAACTTTTGACACAATCACTGACAATCTGCAAGTAATTGCAGAATCTCAGAAATCACTACTCGACTCAGTTCAAGTAATTGATGATAGGGTTAAAGCATTGGAACAACCTACCGACCTTCCAGCAGCACCAAAAGGAACTGCTGACAAAGAAGACGTTGGTACAGAAACCAAAGCTCCAGAAAAACCTTACCCTCAAGGAGAACAAAGTGGATTAGATGATGATGGTGATGATACATCTGACGATGATTCAAAACTATCAGGTCAAGAGAAACCAATCGGTAAAGCAACTCGAATTGTTGAAAAGGCAGAACATACCTTTACAACAGAGACCCCAAGACCAAACTCATTAGAGAACGTTGATAAAGCAGAATTTGGAAAAGACTTTAGTCCAATCCTAAAAGATGCTAGATCAAATGGTTTTGAAGGACTAAGTACAGTTGCACAAAACATCCTGAACGGTAAATACTACAAACCAACCCAAGATGAGGTCGGACAGTGGTAGATATGGTTCAAATAAAAACTATCGATGAACTTGAAGCACTCTATTACGGATATAACCGTAATCTCCTCCGTAAAGCCGACGCACCAGTAACAACATCCACAACTGGCGTTTTTAACGCTATTTATGGAGCTTACGCATGGGCGCAATTGAATTTGGAGGCGAATGCCTTCGGTATATTGCCAAAATACCCATGGGATAAATCTGGATGGAGGGTCATTACAGCTAAGCCAACTCTGAACACCATCAGTGGTAACACTGCATTAGGTGGAACATCAGAAGGTGGTACCATCGCAGAGACAGTAAAACCAACACTTCAAGAAATTGATGTACGTCCAAAAACTGCTCAGTTGCCTTTCAGTGCATCTGAAGTTATGGAATGGTTGGCAACACACTCTAAAGATGACATTTGGGGAGGACTTGGTTCTCTCAGATTGTATATGGCTGTACAACACAAAGAATTCCTAAATAGAATGCTTTTAGCAGACGTTGAATCCGAAGCAGCAGGATCATCAGGTAACAACACTGGTACCACCAACTTTGAATCACTAGATAGAATTGTATCAAGTGGTGCAGAGGAGACAGCATTAGGTGGCTCACACACAAGCTATTACGATCCATGGGCAGCAAACGCAACCATTGATAGAGATAGTGGTACAGACTTTGACTGTACAGTTGAGAGTGCATCAGGCACAATTGGTACAAATGGCGTTTTGACCGATGATACCTTAAGAACTTTCCTTAGAAAGATTCGTATCGCAGCAGGTAAAGATCCTAATGTATTTTTGGGATCTCACGAAGTATATTCCGAAATCCAAGGCTTATACATGCCTTCAGTCCGTATTCCAAACCCATACGGTGAAGCATTAGTACAAGTTGACGTAAATGGAATTCAAACCTTCCGAGGCACAGGTGTCGGAATTCACGTAGATTCAATCTATGGAATCCCATTCATTCCAAGTAAGGATGCTCCATCAAACTCTGGTGACTCATCAGAAATTGGTAGACTATTCGCATTTGACACAAGTGACAGTGAGGGCTACGGATATCCAAGAATCGGAATTCAAATCGCAATTCCTACTGAGTATTACGAAGCTACAAGACGTTCACCAGCTTATCCATTTGTTAATAACGCATTCGTTGAGAAAGGCGTTTTCAGAACAATGGGTGAAACTGTTTGTCGTCACTTCAAGAGTCAAGGTAAGATTAGAGATATTAAACTTTAGGCAACTAAAGTGGGGATCTTGTAATCTATAAAACCCCTTTTTTTTTAAACATTTAAATAAGGCTGACTGCATCACATTTTATGGAATTTTATAGTGATAAAAAAACATGGGATTTACACTATAAAGATTGGAATAATATTATATCTAATATAAAAGATGACACAGAGTATAATAGATATAGGAGAAAAATAATCCAAAATCTTATTAACATATACGAAAGTAACAAATAAGCAATCTTTATATAAGAATAGATAACATATTTTGTAATGGCAATTACAATCAGTACATCCGATTGGACAGCAGCTAATGTTAGAAAGACATTATCTTTCAACGCAGCATTAGTTTCAAAATTGCGAATATATAGTATCAAAGTTACCTTCGGTAGTGGTGATAACTATGTAACAGGAGGAGTGTCGGCTGACCTCAAAGAGAACAGAATTTCCACACTCGTTGCTGTAATACCAACATATTCAACTTGTTTACAGGAAGTAAGATATGACAAAGACAACGAGAAAATCCAACTATATAACGTAGGTGGAGGAGCAGAAGCCAAATTTGTTGAAGTAACAAATACCAGCTCAACTTGTGCATCTAAAATATTCGAGTTTCTAGTCATAGGCTACTAGAGTCCAAAAAGTCTTCTTTTTTTTCTTTTTTTTCACAAAGTTTATATATAATACTTAATCACTGATTGTATGGTCGAATTAAACCACAATGTTATATCATTTAATGCTGATACAACTATAAAAGGTAGTCATGGTGTAGTAGTAGCTGTCTTTTGTAGTAAAAAAGGTTCAAGTGGAGCAAAATGTGTCCTTAAAAATGGTGGTGCTAGTGGAACAACAGAATTCACTATTTTTGGTGAAATAGAGGGTAATTACCAAGATATTAATAGAAGATTTGAAGATGGTATTTACGCAGATATAACAGGTTCAGCAGAATGGACAGTTGTGTTTAAGTAAATTTAAATACAAAGTTAAATTACTATTATTATGGCTACAACTTACTGTACAGTTGAGGATGTATCTGATTTTCTCAGGGTTCCCATTAATTCTAATACTACTCCTAATAAAGCACAGGTTGAAAAAATCATCAACCGAAAAGAATCAGAAATAGAGAGAAGAATAGGTCATGCATGGAGATCAAAAAAAGTTACAAGAGAAGTTCATGATTTACCTTTACTATATACATTTGGTTGGGGTACTCCATTGTTTTTACAACATAGAAACATTTATGAATTAGATTCAAGTTCTGGTGATAAAATAGAGATTTGGCAAGGAGCATCATCATCTTGGGAAAATATTCTAGGTAATAATCAATGGTATGATATAGAATATGAGTATGGTAGATTATACTTGAGAGGTTTTATATTTTCAATTTTAAGAAAAAACAGATGCAGAGTTACATACAGATATGGTGGAGAAAACTTTGCTGGTGATACAGAAATACCAGATGATATCAAAGATGCAGTAATTAAAATGACAGCAGTTGATATATTAACAACTAGTCTAAGAATGGATAGATTACCTGTAGGTGGTAATACATTAAGCTGGTCTGAAATGATATCTGCTTGGAAGGAAGACATTGAACATTGTATTATAAATCGCAGAGAAGTATTTGTGATACCATAAATGTTTGGATTCATTAAAAATGCTATAAAAAAAGTAGCAGACCAAATAACAGAGGTATTTAATGATATTGTAGAAGGTGACAGAGATGGAAACGAGATAGAAGTTGAAGCAGAATCAGAGGAAGAAATAAAAGAATGGCTTGAGGAAATTGGAGCTGAAGAAGATCCAGATGTAGATGATGGAAATCAGTTTTTCACTCATAGATGTAGATATGAATACCAAATAGCAAATCACTATCATGGAGGAGGAGGAAATAGATCATGTACAATATGTATAGAATTTGATAAAGCATATTCATACGGTAGTTATGTTGAAATAACTTATGATAAATTTGAAAATGGAGAAACACTATGGGCTGGAGATGGAGATGAACATTTATTGAATTCATGGTTCTCACAAATGGACGATACACAGAAAGAATATGTTTTAAGTAGTGCAGAAAATAGAGAAGATATTAAAGTAGACACTCACAGGTCTATAGCTCCTTATATGATAGATGATGAGACTGGTGATGGTGAATGTAAATGCTGGTTAAAATTTATCTCTCATAGAATAGACGGAATAACAGAATGGGAAGGTAAATAATATATACTAAGAAGAATGTAATAATTTATGTCTCTAACATATGATGCAGTTGAAGACCTTAAAGTACTTTTGAAGGATAATTGGACATATGGTCAATTACCTGTTATTGAAGTAGTATGGAAGGTAAAATCTGTAGGATTTGTGGATGATAGGAGAGACAAGATAGTGATAATACCAAAGAATGAGAAGATTGATTATTTCAGTTTATATGGAACTGATTTTTTACATACGTTACCTATATCAGTAGAAGTTAGGTCATATGGAGAACAGGATAAGACATCAGAGGTTGTTAATGAAGTTTTAAGGATTTTGAAGGCTAATTTGAGAAGAACAGGATTTGTTGACCTACAGGTCATAAGGTCTGTGTCTGCAAATGATGAATATAGGAATATGTTCAGACATGTAGTTGTATGCCAATATAGGCAACATTATAACTTGGCATGAGCAAAATCTTTATATCTAAACACAGAAAGGGTTTATTATGGCAATAACTACTGGCTCGTATGGTACGCTAAAATATGCTTGGGAAGAGACTTATGCTAATCTTTATAGCACTGGTAACCAACAAACACCAAATAAGAAATTTGGTATTCAAGACAAAGTTTCATCATGGACTATAGGAAATAATAGAATTGACCTAGCAGAACTAAATCAGACAGAACTAGCTAACTATGCATACGGAACACAGACTGGTAGCCTAAGTGTTGATTTTGTATTAGCTAACCCATGGATATTAAGAGCATTTTATGGAGAACCATCGGTTGTAACAGGTTCACCAAATGTATGGACTTGGCAAAAATCAGGAACAAAGACAAAAGATGTATCAACATTTACTACTGAAATAGGAATAGACATTCCATCAACATCAAATGATATTAGGAGAACATTAAAAGGATGTATGATGAGATCGCTTACAATTAACGCATCAATTGGTGGAACAGTTGACTGTTCTGCTGACATTGCATATGCAGAGGAAGATGCTCCATCTACAAGTGGAGTAGCAGTTGCAACTGAACCAACAGTTGAATTCCCATATACATTTGCACACGCAACTATCAAACAAAATAACGTGACATTAGGAAAGGTACAAGACTTGAGCATTACATTTGCACAAAACTCTGACTTCTTATACGGATTAGGTTCACACCAAGCAGTTGACAGTTTCAGACGTGTATTCGATATTACTGGTTCATTCAAAATCTCATTACAAGATAAGACTAACTTAGAAGTTGTTCTAGACCAAATAGCAAAAGGAACAGCAGGTACATATGCAGAAACATTAGATTCATCAGCACCATATTTAGAAATTAAATTCCTAAAGGATGCAAACGAAGAGATAAAACTAACATTAACAGGAATATCTCTAACAGACCTAGGTATATCTGGATTAGAACCAGTAGAACCTATATTTGAGGATGTTACATGGAGAGCAAAATCATGTATATGCACAGCCGAGAATAACCAAACAACAGAAGAGTAAACACTTATATTGGTGAATAAAAAACATTTTCTGTGGTATTAAAATCATTTACTATAAAATATGAAGGTAAAGATGAAATAATAGAATATGAAGACGACTTAACTTTTGGTGAGATGGAGTCAATAATTAATTCATCAATTGATCTTACAGATGTAACAAAACCCAAAGTTAATTTACCAGAATATAGAACAAAAGTACTATTAAGTACAATAAAAAAGGCTCCGTTTAAAACAGGAGATGTTGTCGCATTAAGAAATTTAAAATCTAGTGTTGTCAATCAGGTGCTTGGAGGGGTACTCAAAGACTACCCTTTATCGAAGTATTTGGAGCAGTGGATGGTAAGCTTCGTAGGAAACGAGGATTTCGAGATACAGCAGAGTTCTACTACTTCTTCGCCAAAGAGTTCGGCTGGGCGAAAGAAACGGTAGACAGACAATCTGCTCAATATTTAGCTAGTTTAATCAAGGTTCATAAACATGTTCAGGCTCTTAATGAAAGAGAAACACGCTTGACAGGTATGCGTAATCCTCGAAAACTTTAATACTATAATCGTTTGGTGTATTATATATGGCTAGAAATTATAAAGTAAAGATGGAGTTGGAAGTTGATTCCAAATCCATGAATAAATTGAAACAACTGTTCAAAGATATGGACATGAAATGGAATAGAGATACTCTAAAGGAAGCAAAAACAATGTCTGACCAGATGAGGGAGTTGAATAAAACATTAGCAAAGTTAAGAGTAGACTTATCTAAGATTAAAAGCTTTGGAGGTAGTAGTAAGGGTGATGAGAAAAACCTAGAAGACCTATTAAAAGAAGTTAAAACATTGAATGATAATACAATGAAAAATCACAATCAGATTATTACAAAATACTTCAAAATATGGACTGATGCCAAAGGTGGAATGAAACAAGGTAAGGATTTAAGTGAAGAGGGAAAGACAACAAGACAATACAGTAGAGAACGTATTGCACAAATAGATGCAGATTCACAATATCAAAAAACACTATGGCATACGCAAGTACAACAAGAACATGCGAAACTTATTAGACTGGATGATCAATTAAAAAATCAGAGAATGCTTAATAGATCATTCTTGTCTACATTAGGTAGTGGTGGAAGTTTTTTTCAAGGTATAAAACAAGTTCTAAAAACAACTGATACGTTTTCTAAATATGATGATATGTTAAAATTAATGCATATAGACCCATCAATAAAAGCAAAGATTGAACAAGCAAGAATGAGTCATGATCCAGTGGCTCAAGCAACTGCTAGTAGTCTTGCAGCCAATGAAGGTGTCAATTTATCAAATGCCATGGCAGCACAAAACACAATACTTGGTAAAATATTAAAAAAAATAGATAGGATTACACCAGATGCATCTACTCCTAGGGGAATGGCAATGGCTGGTTTAGGAATAGCTGGTGTCGCATTACTAACAAAAGCATTTAGAAAGGCATTAGATTCATCACCAATGCTAAAACAAATGGCTAAACTTTTAGACTTTGGTGTTATGTTAGTGTTGAGACCTATAGGTGACTTCTTTGGTTTCTTATTTAGACCTATACTTATATTATTACTAAGAAAGTTCATTATACCATTCTATCAGGAATATATGCCATTAATGAGAAAATTAGGTGGAGATATAGGTAACTTTTTAACCAAAGTAATTGACATTGCAACTAGCTTTGAAGGAATGACAGCAGCAGGTGCTGCCGTCGCTGCTGGAATATTTGCATATTTTAAAAAGAAAGGTGGTAAGATACAAATATTTAGTAAGAATGCTGTAGCAAATTTGGCAAAAATGGCTAGACCGAGTTTATGGAGTAGGATTTCTAATGCCTTAACAATGAAAGCTCCAAAAGCTAGTTATTGGAGAAGAGTATCTAATGCGTTAAGAATTAAAGGTTCTATTCCTAAACTACCAAAATTACAATTACAGATTCCAAAATCATTACAACCTTTAATAAAAATAATTCAAGAGACACAAGATGCATTATCAAAAACTAAGATACCACCAACATCTGATGATGTAGTAAAAACTCCTTTAAAGGAACTAGATAGACCACCAAGAGGTAGCAAATTTACAGTGCCAGTAAGTGCTTTAAGTAAAGCAGCAACAATACTTAACTTATGGGATTTAGCTTCAGGTAAGATGGGATATGATATTTTCAATGCAGCAAACGCACCAGAAATGACTGAATTTAACAAACAAATGCATGGACAAGCATCTGAGATTTATCCATGGATGTCAGGAACAAAAGACCCATTAGTTGACAGATGGGGGGATATTGGAGGTATACCATCAACAGGTCAAATACTTTCAGGTGATTGGGGAATGGGTACACCTCCTCCATCTAGTACACCAAATCATCAAATAATAATTCAAGCAGATACAATTACAACTGAGGCAATAGATAACGTAACAGATAAAATGGTAAACGGTAAGAGGACGTTTAGTAGCCTTGGTTAGTGTAAGACTTGCATTATTAGAAACGCAAGAACAAGATGCTGCCACAACTAACGAGCAACATACGTTTGTTATGAGAAACTTCACAAACCTCAACATAGATTTGAGAACACCTATATCGCCTATGCCATTACCAGAAGAAAGTGATACGGAAAATATTCTTGTCAAGGTTGAAGGAAACACCACTGCTATATCATACAGTTTTGTAATTAAGCCTGAATCTGCAAGTTCTCCAACCACATATAGTCAAGGTGCTTCTGATGTCGTCGCTAATGCAAATTATACTGTGAGAGATCAAATAGATTTTTTAAAACAAGATATGCAAGGAAAAAGTATAGATGACCATTACAAATTACAGATAAAATACAGTGAAGATGGAGATGATGATTTAACATTTTACGGATTTGTTAATAATATATCAATAGTTATAGATTCCAGCGCTCCAGCTACAGCAGTTTGTACAATTAGTTTCCTTGTAGGAGATACAATAACCTCTTTGGATGAAGATATTCCAAGTGAACCATCATTCTCTATTGGCACTGTTAGTGGAACAACCATACCATTAACCATTAGTTTACCAGTAGATAAAGGTGGTTCAAATAACATTGTTAATTACTATATACAATACTCTAACTACATAGGAGGAAGAGGCTCAAGAAGTCCATGGAAAAAGTATAATTCGACTGATTCTTCAATATCTGGTAATGTGAGTTTCAATCTAGGTTCTTCAGATGGTATAATTGCTGATAAAACATACAGTGTAAGAGTTGCAGCAAAAGGTTCTGATTATCTCAAGGGTGAATGGTCTGATTGGCAAAATGCTGGAAGTGCAACAACATGAGTAATGTAAAATTAATGGTTACCAAAAAAAACTCATCTGGTACAGTAACATCAATAAAACCAGCACAGGTTATCAAGGCAAGAATAAAAAGAGAGGGAGTGAGAGCAGTTGATAGTGGAACTGTTATAGTTCCATCTAAATATGATATAGAACAAGGTGATGAAGTTGCATATATACAAGATGTATGTAATACACAATATCTAAAAGGTATTTGGAATTTTCAAATGAGTGGAAGAGATGAATCAGGTTATAAATTATGGGATAATGAAAGTGCAAGTAGATATTTTTTCAAACAATTCCAAGGAGAGTTTGAGAATGAAGGTAATTCAACAACTTTTAATTGGCACTCAAATTATTCAAGTTCAGCAACGAAAGATAGAAAATTTGCTGAATGCTGGGTGTTAAAATTAGATGGAACTACTGGTACGGCTGCAGATGGGTCAACATCAAGTGTTAGTTCAAAGATTAGGATAGCAAATAAAGTATACCCACAACAAAGTGGTTCAAATATAGTAAATTTAAGAGACCATTTTGATATTTATATTTGGTTAAGAAGATATGATGGTACTGAATCAGGTACAAAGAAATGTCTATTTAGTAAGAGAGATGGAACTACTGGTTTAGAAATATTTTATGTTCTTCCTACAATAACAGATGATGGGCATATAGAAGTACAGGCAACAACAGCTAGTACAACAACAGATATTAATTATTCTAATCCAACTAGTGATCCTGTTCATACAGGATTGGGTGCTTCAATGGATTGGACACTTGTAAGAGTAAAGAGAGATTCTTCTGATAACATACAGATTTTTGTTGATGGTATTAAAGTAAAACAACAGAGTTATGCAGCCAGTTTAGATAATACAGGAAATATTACAATAGGAGCTGATTATAACGGAAGTAATAATGCAATATGTTATATGGGTCAATGTAGGGTATATGCAGGTGGAACATTAGAACGTGACAGTGAAAAAGTAAGAACATCAAAACCACAACCTATGACAATGAAATTAAACGGTGTGTGTGTAAGGAAGAAAGAGAAAACAAATAAGAAAGAAATAGTGATAAATGGTACGTCAAAGATAATGATGCAGATGAAAGTCACTGAAAAACAGAGAGAATCTAACGGTGATTTAGAAGAGGGTATATGGTATCAGTCAGCACAAACTTGGGAAGAATCAACAAGAACAGGTAATAAGAATGTATTAACAAGCACATCTGCATATGGTGTCGTAAACGATTTAATAAGAAGTGCAGATCCAGAGTTTAGAACATACATTGACGGTGATTTATCAAGTGGTGATGGTACTAGTGGTGATGTCACCAATATAGTTGATCCTGAAGGGTCAGATAAAAAGAGTAAGACAATATCAAAATTTGTCGCTAATGGTCAACTAGTTAATCTTATCAAATTATGTAATTTAATAGAAGACCAAGATACTAGATTTTTTGCATTTCCTACAAAAGTACTAGCTTTAGAAAAAGCAAAACAACACCTAGTTATGTTTACTAATTACATACATGGTATTAATGGTGTAAGAATAATGGAAGATTTAGCAGATGAAATGAAACAAATAAATAACGTTATAGCAGTTGGAACTACGTTCGCATATAGAGTTAAAGAGACTAAATCAAGCCCTTTTGGAACATCTGAAGCTTTAACATATACTCCTATTGGTTCTGTTACTGTGACAAAAGATGGTACTGTATTAGAACAGATAACAGAATATGACTCTAGTGGAAATGCAAGTTCCCCTTCGTCAACTCAGTTTTATGTTAATATGGAGTCAAAAACCATAATTATGGGAACTTCTCCATCATCATCACTTGTAATTGAATATGAATACGAAGAACTGTCTAACACACAGAAATATTCAAGAACTGCATCTATAACAGAAAGTGGTTTAAGAACTTTAACAGTAATAGCACCACAGTTTAAAAGTAGAAAGAATCTTTATTCTTTAGCAAAGAGTGTTGGAGATAATCTTTATAATGTTAAAAAAGGATATAGAGTAGAATTCGGTACACTTATTAATCATGTAAGAGAAAATATGGGTGTATTTTTAGGTAGTGGTATAAGAGGTTTTAATCATACAACAAGAATTATAAAAGATCCACAGGGAACAACTGTATCTAAATCAGGTTATCATAGTGATAGGCTTGAAGTAATGGGTATTGAATGGTTTTATCCAGAAAATAGAACTGTTTTACGAGTGGGAGAATATGCTTTAGATGTCAAGGACTTGGAGCAATTATTTGGTCAAGAGGTATCAGGTTTAAAAAGCAGTGTTACGAAGACACTCACATAGGAAAAAATCTTTATATACTCCAATCAGGAATGAGATATATGATAACTCTAACAGAATCGGATACACCAGTATCAACTTGGATTAACCCAGATTTGAACATTTGTATTGTTAAAGAGAACACCGAGACTGGTAAGAAGACATGGTATCACACTCATAATATTGTAACAAATGATGGCGATTTATATTACGCACAACAAGCTGTAGAGACAACACCAACAAGCGACTTTGGTGGTTCTAATGGTAGAATGGAACTCAGAACAGGTTCAGCAACTCCAGCAAAAGATGACACTTATGGAGATGTAACAACACCTGTAACAACATCAAGAAGAGCTATAGATACTGGTTATCCAAAAGTAAGTGATGGTGACGGTGATAACACAGGTTCAGGAGCAGATATCGTAACATGGAGAACAAGTTGGGAAACTGGTCATTTTAACGCAACTGGAATAATTGGTGGTTGTATTCACGTAGGTGGAGGAAGTCCAGCAAGTGGAACAAAATTATTAACACATTATAGTATCACTTCATTCGACAAAACAGCATCCGACACACTAAAAATATTCGTTAATCATACATTTACAGGAGTATAATCTCATGGCTGGAATGGCTAAAGTTTTTGAACTTTTAAACAGTATTAATCATATATTAACACCTAATCAAGGAACTAGATACCAAAGAGATTCTGGTATGAACGCTAAAATAAAAATGGGTGAAAACGTGGTGGTAAAACTTGGCTAAACGAACAGCAGGCACAGGTTGGGGTAGACACGTTAAAGTTGTAACTGTAGTTGATGATGGTACTTCTGAAGTAGGTACTAACGAGTGGAATGAAGATCTAGACAATAAAGGTATTCTTGGTTTCTCACCAGCTAATGCAACAATAACAATAGCTGGAGATGGTACATTAACACCAACAGATAGTATAGTTGTTTGTGCAGCAAACAGCAGTACATCAGATACAATTACAAAATTAACAAATACAAATACAAATGAATATGATTTCTTATACTTATTTGCAGATACAGGTGATACAATAACATTAACACATACATCAGGCACACCATCAAACGCTGGTGAAGTAGTACTTCTAGGTGAGGCAAACAAAACACTTGATGAGAAAGTTCCAACAATAATAGTTAGAAAAGGAAATTACTGGTATGAATATGGTGGATCTCCAGTTATAGCTGGTACAGGTCTGTCAAAATCTGCAGCAACTTTGTCAATTGACATGACAGATACAAACGCAATTAAAGACGAAGATAATATGTCAAGTGACAGTGCAACACACTTAGCAACACAACAATCAATTAAAGCATATGTAGATTCTCAAGTAACAGCACAGGACTTAGATACAGCAGGCGATTCTGGTACAGGTGCTATTGATTTAGACAGTCAATCATTAACAATATCAGGTGGTTCAGGTATAACTACAACTGCATCAAATCAAGCAATAACAATAGATGGTGACAATGCAACCACAAGTGCAAAAGGTGTGGCAAGTTTCAGTTCTGATAACTTTTCAGTAACAAGTGGAGCAGTAACAATCAAGGATTCAGGTGTATCAAACGATGAATTAGCAGGTTCAATTTCTAACGATAAGTTAGCAGGTTCAATTTCTAACGATAAGTTAGCAGGTTCTATCGCAAATTCAAAATTAGTGAATTCAAGTATAACAGTATCAGATGGTTCTAATTCAACAGCAACAGCATTGGGTGGAACAGTCACATTCAGTGGAACAAGTAATGAAGTAGAAGTAGCAGAAAGTAGTGGAACTGTAACAGTAGGACTACCAAATGATGTAACAATAACAGGTGATTTAACAGTAAATGGAACTACAACAACCATTAATTCAACAACATTAGAAGTAGCAGATAAACAAATTGAAATTGCAAAAGTCTCTAGTCCATCAAACTCAACAGCAAACGGTGGTGGTATTTTAATTGAAGGTGGTTCTGATGGTGATAAAACAATCACATGGACAAGTGCAACAGGCGACTTTGATATTTCAGAAAACATAGACATTGCAAGTGGTAAGGTATTCAAAATTAACGGTACAGAAATATTAGGTGGAACAACATTAGGTTCTACAATAGTATCTTCAAGTCTTACAAGTGTGGGAACTATTGCAACAGGAACATGGGAAGCAACAGATGTAGCAGTAGCACATGGAGGTACAGGTTCATCAACAGCAGGTGGAGCAAGAACAAACTTAGGTTTAGTAATAGGTACAGACGTTCAAGCTTACGATGCACAATTAGATAGTATTGCAGCCTTAACAGCTAACCAAGTAGCTGGATTAGTTGATTTAGCAACATTAGAGGCACCAGCAAGTGACGGTCAATTTATAGTTGCAACAGGAGCTGGAGCATTTGCATATGAATCAGGAGCTACTGTAAGAACTTCATTAGGATTAACTATAGGAACACATGTTCAAGCTTATGATGCCCAATTAGACACACTTGCAGCATTAACAGCAAATCAAGTAGGTGGTCTTGTAGACTTGGCAACACTTGAAGCACCAGCATCAGATGGACAATTCATTGTAGCAACTGGATCTGGAGCATTCGCTTATGAATCAGGTTCAACAGTAAGAACATCGTTAGGACTAGCAATAGGCACTGATGTTCAAGCTTACGATGCACAGTTAGCTGACGTATCAGGGTTAACTGCTGGTGATGGAAACTTTATTGTAGGAGATGGTTCTAACTTTGTAGCAGAGTCAGGATCTACAGCAAGGAGTTCATTGGGATTAGGAACTATAGCTACACAAGCAGCAAACAGTGTTAATATAGATGGAGGAGCAATAGACGGTACAACTATAGGAGCAAACAGTGCAGGAGCAGTTACAGCAACCCAAGTAGATATCACAGCAGAAGGAGACTTAAGATTACAAGATGCTAGTGGTGGTGAATATGTAGGATTTGAAGCACCATCAGCAGTAACAACAAGTTATACATTGGAAATGCCAGTAGAAACAGGTTCAGCAGGTGAAGTATTAAAACTATCGTCATCTGCAAATGTATTGGAATGGGGAAGTGCTGGTGGTGGAGCAACATCAACACATGATTACACATTACAGGCTTACGATTATTCAGGTGGTGGAGCTAGTGGAACTACAAGATCAGTTTACATTAGACCATTAAAAACCTCTGGTGGAGCTGAGGACACAAATAATGAAGGTGTCTTTGTCAAAATCAAAAAGAACGGAACAGCAGACACAGAAGTGCAGATAGCGTAGGTGTTCTAGTATATGGTAGAATATCTTGACGGTGGTAGAATCCAAGGAAGTTCTACGGCAAACCCAGAAATACAAGGATATGCTGGTGGTAATGCTACTTCAACAACACAATCAGCTGGAGGAGGAGGAGCTGGAGGAACAGCAACAGGTTCAGGTAACAAAAATGGTGGAATAGGAAAAGTAAATCCCATTGTAGGTTCAACTCATGGTGAATCATCAGGTGGTAGTTATTATTTAGCTGGTGGTGGAGGTGGAGCTGGCGAAGCATCAGGTGCATCAACTGGAGGACTTGGTGGAGGTGGAAACGGTGGCACGACCAATGCTCCAAGTTCAGAACCAACAAGTAGTTATGGTGGTGGAGCTGGTGGAGGTGGTAATAGTGGTACTAATTATCCAAACGGTGCATCAGGAGTTGTAATATTAAAATTATTAACATCAGCAAGTTTTAGTTCATCAAATGCTACTTCAACTACAACAGGTTCATACACTATACTAACATACACTTCAACAAGTTCAAGTTCTTTCACAATATCATCAGGAACAGCAGATGTTCAATATCTTGTTGTAGCTGGAGGTGGTGCTTCAAAAGATTATTGGGGATATGCAGGTGGAGGTGGAGCTGGAGGATTTAGAACAGGAACTAAAACAGCAAT